AGAAGATTGAAAAAGAAATCACAATAGATTTTATATTAGAAGTCTGCTCAGAAATGGGCATAGAGTGTATTCTCATAGAAACTAAACACGCAATCATAACTGGTAAAGACGAAGAAAAGAACACATTAACAGTATATAATTATGACGGCAAAGATAGTGAACATGAATTCATAGGTAAAGATACGATCTGTATTACAAGAGCAGGTGCAGTTGAAGATGAATCAGGATTGTCAATAGTATCTGCATTTCAAAACTCAGGTTCTTTCATGGTAAATACTAAAAATGCCATGTTAACTTGTAATAACAAACTTACATCAGCATTATTATTTGAGAAATTTAATATATCAACACCTCGTACGGCATTTATATCTAACGAAAAAAATATTGATGACGCATTAGAGTTAGTTGGTAAAAAGTTTCCTGTCGTATTGAAAACATTAACTGGGACACAAGGTATCGGTGTTGTTAAAGTAGAGAGTTATGAATCATTAATATCTACCGTGCAGGCACTTTGGAAACATAATGCAGAATTATTAATACAAGAATATATGGATGTAAACTTTGATATAAGAACATTTGTTGTTGATAATAAAATATTTGCAAGTACAAAAAGAATACAAGGTAGTTCAGATTTCAGAACGAATATTCACAGAGGTGCAAAAGCAGTACCGTATAAACTAAGTGATGATGAAATTGAAATAATACTTAGGGCAGCAAGAGCAAGTAAAGCATACATGGTTGGTGTTGATCACTTTGTACATAAAGGAAATATATTTGTTCTAGAGGTAAACGGTTCGCCTGGTACTGGCGCTGATTATGAAGGTTATGCTTATCAAGGAGATGAGGGACCTAATCCTGGTGGTAGATTATCAGGTAAACAATTAGTAAAAAATGTAATCAAACATACAGTCAATAGAGATAACTGGGATAGACAATCATTAGTAGAAGTTGGTTGGTTAGAAACAGTTGATATAGATGGCATAGGAAAGATCAGAGCAAAACTAGATACGGGTAACGGTGCGAAAGCGTGTTCAATGCACGCCGAAGATATTAAAAAGAATGGCAAGTCTATTAGTTGGACATATAACGGAAAGAGATACACTAAACCGCAACACGGTGTATCTAGAGTCTTTCGTGCAAATGCTGAAGGTGATGAACCTTCAGAAACTAGACCAACAATTTTACTAGATATGACCTTCAACGGTTTTACATATAAAGATATAGAATTCGGACTAGATCAAAGACCAAGATCAGGTTCAGATATCCTCTTAAATAGAGAGGTTATCAAAATGTTCAATGCAAGTGTTAATCCCAACAGGAGATTTGTATTGAGTAAAAGACTACCTCCTGTTGATAAGAAAAGGAAAAAATAATGGCGAAAAGTGAAGTGAAAGTCCTACGATTAAAAGTAGGCGATTTTATTATTGCGAAAGTAAGTGAGATGAAAGACTCTTATAATATGGATAAACCAATGGCATTAGGATTTGTTGGTGCTGGCGAAACAGGACAAGGCACACTACAATTTGCCCCTTGGTTTCCTTTTACTGATAAAAGAGATATCAATATAAAAAAAGAAGATGTACTTCTCATAGAAGAACCTGGTTTAGATTTACTAAATCATTATAACAAAAATTTTGGTAGTGGATTAATACAAACACCAAAGGGTCTTATTACGGAATAACCCTTGACTTTCAAGTCAAATTTTGTTATAATGAATACATGAAGTTTTACACAAGCGTTATTCCCCATAGAGGCAGATTACTAACACGAGCAATCGTGAATGGTAAACGAGTCAAACAAAGAATAAATTATAAACCTTCGTTATTTGTACCAGTAAAAAAAGATACTAAGTATAAAACTCTAGACGGTAGACCGTGTGAGAAAGTATCTTTTGATTCTACTTATGAACAACGAGAGTGGTTGAAACAATATGAGGGTGTTGTTGGTTTTGAATTCTTTGGCAATACCAGACACCATCACGCCTTTATATCAGACGAATTTAAAGGTCCTATTCAATGGGATCGAGATAAAATCAATATCATAACTATTGATATTGAAACTATGTGTGAGAATGGTTTCCCAGACCCTAAGACCACAATCGAACCTATACTCTGTATAACTGTAAAGTCTCTTAATGACAAACAAATAATCGTATTCGGCACAGGCGAATATGTAAACGACAATGTTACTTATCTAAAATTTTCAACTGAACGAGAAATGCTACAGGCATTTTTAAAATTCTGGGAAGAATATGATCCTGATATTGTTACAGGTTGGAATTCTAAATTCTTTGATATGACTTATGTTGTAAATCGTATTAAGTATCTAATGGGTGAGGCAGAAATTTTAAGATTAAGTCCTTGGGGTATTGTAGAAGCAAAAACTCAAGGCGGTTCATTCGGTAATGAATTACCGTATTATGATATTCTTGGTGTATCAACCTTAGACTATCTAGATTTGTATAAGAAATATACTTACTCAAGACAAGAGAGTTATCGTTTAGATTATATTGCTGGTGTAGAACTCAATGAGTATAAAGATGATAACCCTTATGAAAGTTTTAAAGAGTGGTACACTAAAGACTATCAATCCTTTGTAGATTATAATGTTCAAGATGTAGAGTTAGTTGACAGACTAGATGATAAGATGAAACTTATTGATCTACACCTGACTATGGCATATGAGGCAAAAGTTAATTATCAAGAGGTATTCCAACAAGTTACAATGTGGGATGCTATCATATTTAATTTCTTAAAAGAAAAAGGTATGGTCATACCTCAGAAAGAAGAACATGAAGGTGCAAGACCTTATGAAGGCGCCTATGTAAAAGATCCGATTGTAGGTTTTCACGAATGGGTTGTAAGTTATGATTTAAATAGTTTGTATCCTCATTTAATCATGCAGTATAATATATCACCTGAAACAATTATCGGTCATCAACCAGAACTTGCAAATGTAGATTCAATGTTAAATGGTAAAGTCGATTTCTCTAAGTTTGAAAAAAGAACTATGACACCTAACGGCGCCATATTTAGAACTGACAGACCTGGGTTTCTAGGCGAGTTGATGGAGAAGTATTATACAGATAGAAGTAAATATAAAAAGTTAATGATAGAAGAACAAAAGAAACTTCAAAGAGATAAACATAACAAACAAATTCAAAACAATATATCTAGATATAATAATATTCAAATGGCAAGAAAGATTGCTCTCAATAGTGCCTATGGTGCTATCGGCAATAAGTATTGTAGATATTATGATGTAAGACAGGCAGAAGGTATTACACTTGCAGGTCAATATTCTATTCGTTTTATTCAAAGGCGTGTGAATGAATTTCTTAATGATCTTTTAAAAACAAACAATGTAGATTATGTTGTTGCTTCAGATACAGATTCAATTTATATTCGTATGGGTGATGTTGTAAAGAAAATGGGTCTAGGTGATGATATTAAAAAGACAGTAAGAATACTAGATAAGTTTTGTGATCAGAAACTAAAACCTTTCATAGATCAAAAGTATCAAGAGTTGGCAGATTATACCCATGCATATAAACAAAAGATGGTGATGGATAAAGAAGTGATTGCCAATAAAGGTATCTGGACTGCTAAGAAAAGATATATTCTCAATGTATATAATTCTGAAGGTGTAGACTATGATGAACCTAAACTAAAGATCATGGGCATTGAGGCAGTTAAGTCATCTACACCTAAGGCGTGTAGAGAAAAAATTAAAGAGGCACTAAAAGTTATTATGACAAAAGATGAGAATGCCTTGATTGATTTTATTGATGAGTTTAGAAGTGAATTTAATAATCTGCCTGTTGAAGATATTGCTTATCCTAGAGGCGTGAACGGTCTAATGAAATATCAAAGTAAAGATACGATATACAGAAAACATACACCTATTCATGTAAAGGGCGCTCTATTGTATAATGTAAACTTGAGACAGAATAGTAATCTTTTAAATAGATATCAAACAATTAAAGAAGGCGATAAGATCAAGTTTGTTGCATTGAAAGAACCTAATCCTCTTAAAGATAATGTTATATCTTTCATAACAAAACTACCTAAAGAATTTAAACTACAACAATATATTGACTATGACAAACAATTTGAAAAGTCATTTTTAGATCCATTACGATTTATAGTGAGTGCAATCGGTTGGAATTTTGAGAGAACTGCCTCACTAGAAAGTTTTTTTGAATGAGTAATATGTTTAAAATAATAGCAATAATAATAGGTCTATTGCCATTTGCTATATGGTGGTCTGCTTATATAATGGGGTGTGTACAACTATGAGTAGAGATGTAATAGAAAGTGTGATAGATGTAGGTAGTGGGTTCTTTTTATCTGTATTAATTCAGATAACTATATTTCCTTTATTTAATTTGCACCCTACAATATTTGAGAACTTTCAGATTGCATTAATATTTACCTGTGTTTCAATGACTAGATCAGCATTGTGGCGAAGATTTTTTAGAAGGAGAAGAACATGAGAGTAGAACTAGTAGATAAAATGGGTAGTGATTTATCTGTTGTAAATGCCGCTAGAGTTTCATACTCAAAGGTTGCAGATGAGATGACAGACAAAGATGAGAAACTTATTAAGTATCTCGTAGAGCATAATCATTGGTCACCTTTTGCTCATGCAGCAATACAGTTTAGAATACAGGCACCTGTTTATGTTGCAAGACAATTAGTAAAACACCAAGTAGGTTTATCTTGGAATGAGGTATCTAGAAGATATGTTTCATATGAACCTGAAATCAGAAAGATAGATCAATGGCGAGGCAAACCTAAAGACTCTAAACAAGGTTCTAGTGGTCTTTTAGATTTACCGCCTGAAGTAATTGATAGATATAATAAACACCTAGATGACTCAATAAAGATATACAAAGAATTACTTTACTTCGAGGTTGCACCTGAACAAGCAAGAACTGTATTGCCACAATGTATGCAGACAGAGTGGATATGGTCAGGAACTTTATATGCCTTTGCTCGTGTATGTAATCTAAGATGTCAACCTGATACACAGGAAGAAACAAGAGGTATTGCTAATATGATGTATGCATTTTTAGATCGTGAGTTTCCTATTAGTTGGAAATATCTATGTCCCAAGAAAGGAATAGATTCAGTAAAAGGCGTATGATAGTATCAGCACTACAACAAGAAGTCTTTGGGTTGCCTAATACTGTTTTAATAACAGGTGTAGGTAAAGTAAATGCTACTATGGTCTTAGTAGATCATATAATTAAACAAAATCCTAAAGAGATTATTAACTATGGCACGGCAGCAAAATGTTCTAGAAAAGTTGAAGTCGGTAAAATATATGAAGTCAGAAAATTTATACAAAGAGATATGAATGCTACACAATTAGGATTTGAGACATATCAGACACCCTTTGGTAAAGGTATGATAGATACAGGATTATCTAATTCATCATTCGGTAGAGATGATCTAATATGTGGCACAGGTGATAACTTTTGGGAAGGTGATTTTCAATTTACTGAAGAATATGATATTGCAGATATGGAGGCATATGCCTTAGCGTCTGTATGTGAAGAGTATAATATACCGTTCAGATGTTTTAAATATATATCAGATGAAGGTGATGCGAGTCAATGGGAAGAGAACTGTAGAAAAGGAGTTGAGTTATTTAAAGAGTATGTTAAATGAGACACTATTTAAACATTTAGAAGAACACGCTGACGAAACAAAGTTACCTATCTTAGATAAACAAACATTCTACAGATATACTGATGAATATGGTCGTGATGTCTTTCGTTGGACACTTGCAGAGTATATTGCTAAAATTAGACCAGAGTTTCCTTTAAATGTAATTTCATATGATGAAATGAAAGAGAACATAATAAAACTCAGTAAGTTTGATACAAGTAAGATATGTAGACCTAAAGAACAATCAGATGAAATCGTAGGCGAAAAGTATGATGATTATGAATACCCATATTCAAAATATGGTTTAGGCATTATAGATGCACCTTCTCTGTATAATAAATGTAGTAATTATTTTCATCAACATTTAAGATTAGATTGTTCAAGTTATAGTTTCAGAGCACCTGTTGAAGTTTTTAAAAATGGTAATTCAAAAGATATATGGAGAATTTTAGGTGCATTGTGGAGAGGTGTGAACAGCACTAAAGATTTATCACCACATAGTTATAGAGAGGCAATAAGATTAGGCACATATATCGCAACACAATTTAAACCAGTTGTTGCAAAAACAATATATGATATGACTGATGCAAAAAGAGTATTAGATACTAGTTGTGGTTGGGGTGATAGACTTGCTGGTTTCTTTGCTAGTAATGCGACAGAATATTATGGCAGCGACCCAAACCCAAATACATATAAACAATATATGAAACAAATTGAAGAGTATAGTAAATTCTTTCCTAACAAAAAAGTTAAGATATGGAATTGTGGTGCAGAGGATTTACCTTATGATGAATTACCAGATATTGATGTTGCATTTACAAGTCCGCCTTATTTTTCTACTGAAGAATATAATAAAGGTGGTGAGAAAGAAGAAAATCAATCTTGGTTTAAATTCAATGAGTATGAAAAGTGGCGAGATGACTTCTACTTACCTGTTGCAGAAAAGAGTATGAATGTATCTCGATTTATGTTTTGTAATATCATGGATCCTAAGATCAAAAATAAAAGATATAGGTCTAGTGATGAATTGGTAAATCATCTAAAAGATAAATTTATCGGTCAAATAGGTATGAGAATAATGCAAAGACCAAAGTCAGATAAATTATTTAAAGATGAAAAAGAAAAGGCAGAATTTATGGCAAAAACTTATATAGAAAATGTTTGGTGTTTTGGCGATAAAGATTTAGACTTATTTAGAGACTCAAGAAAATCTACATTAGAAGGATTTTTTGCTTGATTGTTTCTTATAAATATGTTATAATACATTATTATTCGGGAGTGAACTATGACAGATTTTTTCAAACAAATTATTAAAGAGACTGGTAATGAATATGCCAGTATAGTATCTGAGGGCGTTGAGGCAGGTGATGTCTCTTCATTCATAGATACCGGAAGTTATATATTCAACGGACTATTATCAGGCACAATACACGGCGGGTTGCCTGCAAATAAAATTACTGCCCTTGCAGGTGAGAGTGCCACAGGTAAAACATTCTTTGTATTAGGTGTTGCAGATAATTTTCTAAAACAAAATCCAGATGCAGGTGTTATCTATTTCGAGAGTGAGTCCGCTCTTACAAAAGATATGATTGAAGATAGAGGTATTGATTCATCTCGTATGATTATTATGCCAGTAACCACAGTACAAGAATTTAGACACCAAGCAATCAGAGTGTTAGACAAATATATTGAACAAGATCCTGCTGATAGAAAACCTATGTTACTAGTATTAGATAGTTTAGGTATGTTATCAACAACAAAAGAGATAGAAGATACAGAGGCAGGTAAAGAAACAAGAGATATGACTAGGGCACAAATTGTTAAAGCGGCATTCAGAGTTTTAACATTGAAACTAGGCAAAGCAAAAGTTCCCCTTATTATTACTAATCACACATATGATGTGGTTGGTTCTATGTTCCCGACTAAAGAAATGGGCGGCGGATCTGGTCTCAAATATGCGGCTAGTTCCATCGTCTATCTTTCTAAGAGAAAAGAAAAAGACGGAACAGAAATTATAGGTAATATAATTCATTGTAAAAATCATAAGTCAAGATTAACTAAAGAGAATAAGATGGTTGATGTGAGACTTACATACGACAAAGGTTTAGATAAACACTATGGTTTATTAGACCTTGCGTTAAAGTATGGCATATTTAAACAAGTTTCTACAAGAATAGAATTACCAGATGGTTCAAAGACTTTCGGAAAAACCATCAACAACGATCCAGAAAAATACTTTACTGAAGAGATTTTAAAACAACTAGACGAGGCGGCCGCCAAAGAATTTAAATATGGTATCGAAGAGCAAGAAACAGACGCTACCTAAACATGAGCAAGATTATGTTTTTGTTGAGAGACAAGATCAAGATTATGCTTCAATTAAGTTGACAAGCGGACCTTTTACTGATATAATATATCATTATGGTAATGTGCAATTTGCAAAAGAAGAAAACGAAGATGGCAATTTACCTATGAAGTTTGATTATACAGTAGATAAGAATTATCAAAATGCAGATACAGATAGTCAAGAGTTTATAAATCATATTGGCGATATATTAGTAACAGTAATGGATCAGGAGTTGAATGGAAGAAAGAATTGAAAGAACAGCACTAAAACATCTCATACATACAGAACCTTATGCTAGAAAAGTTTTACCTTTTCTAAAAGAAGAGTATTTTGCAGATAGATTAGAAAGATTAATCTTCAGAGAGATTAATAAATTCTATGAGAAGTTTAATGCTGCCCCAACAAATGAAACACTTGCAATCGAATTAAATGCAAGAAAAGATATCAACGATACTGAGTTTCAAAATATCACAAGCACAATCGCTACATTTAGTAAAGAAGAAATCAATCTAGAATGGTTGATAACAACAACTGAAAAGTTTTGTAAAGATCGTGCAATACACAATGCCATAATGAACGGCATTAATATTCTAGACGGCAAAGATAAAGTACATACACCAGAATATCTACCTGAACTCTTATCTAATGCTCTATCTGTTTCTTTTGATGAAAAGATAGGGCATGATTATATTCCTGAGTCTACTGAAAGATATGATTTCTACCATAGAAAAGAAGAGAGAATAGAGTTTGATTTAGATTTTATGAATCGTATCACTAGAGGTGGTGTTCCTACAAAGACTTTGAATATTGCTCTTGCAGGCACAGGTGTAGGTAAAACTTTATTCATGTGTCATCTTGCCGCCGCTAATTTATTGCAAGGTAAGAATGTATTGTATATTACTTTAGAAATGGCAGAAGAGAGAATTGCTGAGAGAATAGACTCTAATCTTTTGAATGTTGCCATGAGTGATTTACCAGAGTTACCTAAGTTGATGTATCAAGATAAAATTAAGAGACTAGAAGAAAAGACCAAAGGCAAACTAATCATCAAAGAATATCCTACTGCCTCTGCTCATGCAGGTCACTTCAAAGTATTACTTAATGAACTTGCAATCAAAAAGAGTTTCAGACCTGATGTTATCTATATTGATTATTTAAACCTATGTGTATCGTCTAGGTTGAAGGCAGGATCACAAGCAAACTCATATACAATAGTCAAGTCTATCGCTGAAGAACTTAGAGGTCTAGCGGTTGAATTTGATCTTCCTATATTTTCCGCAACTCAAACTACCAGAACAGGTTTCGGTTCTACTGATATTGGTCTTGAAGATACTTCAGAAAGTTTTGGGTTGCCTGCAACAGCAGATTTTATGTTTGCCATAATATCTACTGAAGAACTAGAAAAGAAAAATCAGTTTCTTGTAAAACAATTAAAGAATAGATATAACGATCCTACAATCAATCGTAAGTTTATGTTGGGCGTTGATCGTTCTAAGATGAGGGTCTATGATGTAGAACAATCTGCTCAAGATGATATGGTAGACGCCAATCAACAAGAAGAACCAGAAAAGTCTGTGTTTGATAATTCAGAGACAGCAAAACGACTAAATAAATTTTCAGATTTTAAAATATAAGGAGTGAATATGAAATACATAATTTTAGTTTTAGT